AATAATGACTACAATTAACCCCGCCTTTAAATTCAAATAAGCTGTAATTCTGACCTTTATGCCCTAACTCATTATTTACGCCTTGAAATGAAGCCATATCAATATCTTCTTTTCTGTAAACAACTCCGTTAGCAGTTCGCGCCATCATTTTAACACAAAAATCTCTTGAATTAACTTTATTGTATCTTTGAGAATAAGCATATCTAACCTTATAGATATCTTTATCTAAATAGCTTTCTTTGTTGGGATAGCTTTTAATAATTTCATTCTTTAATTTAGTTCCTTTTTTTTCTGAAATATGAATTTTTGCCCATGCTTCAATCTCGATATTGTCTTTGCTGTATTCTCTAACATCGACTAATTCCCATTCATCAGATACCACTTCGCCATCAAAACTTTCAACATTAAAAGTTGGCTCTTGAGCTTTAAATGTTTGTGATTGCAAAGATGGATTTAACCCTATTATTGACCGTATCTCGTCATTAGTTAAACTTGCGATTGCTTTTTGTAATAATTGTTCTGGCAACTCTTTTATTTTAGTTACAATTTCATTTTCTTCTTGTGCGCTTGTTAACTCATTTTCATTTGTTAACGGTTGCAAAGTTTTAAAAGTCAATTCTAAAGTCAACTCATTATAAGCCAAAACTTTATTTAAACTTTCAATTATAAGATTTTGAAACGGTCTTATCACCGTATTCTCCATTAAAATTGTAGCAGTCTTTAATTCATCTGCATTATTACCGAATCCCGTATTATCTTTAATACCTAGAAGCATTGGCGATATAATACGGTGACCTACCATAATTTTTCGCATACATTCATCACTCAAAAATTGATATTGCAAATGCGCATCAGAAAGTTGAACGGGTGTAATTGTTGAAGCATTTTGTGCGCTATCAGCAAAGTTTAAAATAACTCTACCAGCGTTTGAACTGCCAGCAAATTTATTGTTAAACTTGTGTTCAATTTCTCTTTGTTGCTCCTCTGTCGGTACGCCATTTAAGAAGTTGACTAACATACTAGGCGCAAGCCCTTGCATAATATTGTTAAGGTGAAAATTGCTTATTTCTTGCTCGATTTCGCAATATTGTAAACAACCTTGATAGTCTACGGGCGAATAATAATAAAACCCTGTTTTGTAAGGTTTGATAAAAAGTATTTCTTCTTTTTCGTTAGTTGTTCCAAAAGCTGGAATAGCTAAAGGCGGTTTTGAACGTGTTATTTTGGTCCAGTCATCAGCGTAATAATAAAATTCAACTTCTCCTTCATCGTTACATTTACCGCTTCTTAACTTTTCAATAGGGAAATGGTTACACTCTAAAATTCTACTTCTGTCAATAGAGTAAACAACTTGCAAAGCGCATTGACCCATCGCTTTTAAATCATAACAAAGTCTTTCTATTGTATCATTATCAAACAGTAATAACCCTTGTGCATAATCTGTCGGATTTTCTTCTCTGTTGGTTGCATCAAGTCCTTTACCAAAAATCATTTGACTAATTCCATTAACGATTGCGTTGTTAGTTGGTGATCCGTTAATGCGGTCTTGCAAATATCCAAAATAGTTATTGTCATCTCCGTAAGACACCCATTCTTGGTTTCTAACTTCGACAACTTTTGGCGAGGTGTAAGTTGCTAAATTAACAACTCCTATTGCACCCTTTTTTTTCTTTTCTATCATATTGTTATGTAGTTATTATTGTCGATTGTAGGCAGTGTGTATAGATTATCTGCTCCCGTTGTGCAATAGATTCTATCTTTATAAATTATTTCTCCAGCCATCAAAAGTTTATAGGTAAAAAATGTATTATTTTGTAAGAAGTTTAAGGTTACATTTATTGATAAAATATCCTCGCTGTAACTGTACGAACTTACCGCAACTGTATAGCTTGTTTTTGTGGTTTCATTCTGCACCACTATTGATAAACTTCCGCTTACATCTTTAGTAGGTATTGTTTTAAAAACTTGCGAAGTATTTGTATTTATAATTGTCATACTATTATAACGCAAAAAAAAATAATTTTGCATAAAAAAAAGAGCAATAAATAAATATTGCTCTTTTTTCATTCTCCGACCAGATTATATTGTTACGCGCTTGGATTGATTTGCGTTGGTGTTCCAGCACTTGCTTTAATGTTACCAGTTACTAAATCAGCTTGTACAAATTGCGACATCATTGGCTCGTCTGCTGTGATGGTAAGTGAATAGCCTACCATGTCGCCTAGCGCAACTCCGCCCGATATTGTTCCGTTTACTTCACAACCACGTGTTAAACCTACTGACAAATAATTGCCGTTGTTATCTAAAACAAAAATTGTAGGTCTTGTCTTAATTAACGTATCTAACAAAGCATTTGTTAACGGGTCTAATTTAGTCAAAACTAAAGTTAAAGTTTGTGTAAAAAAAGTTGTTCCGTTATCCGAACTGGTTGTTATTGTTTGCTCTAAGCCACTTGCACTTTTGACATCAAATTGATATAAATCAAAAGTTGATGGTGCTGTAAAAGCTGTTATAATTCCGTTTGTAATTGTTGCTTTTCCTACTGTCCCTTGATTGGCTATAAAGACTTTTTGAATACCGCCCACTACCTCCTTACATGGAAGCTTTCGGCCCGTTGCGATGATACATGGCATAATTTTTTATTTTTTAAAGTTAATAATTAACCGCCCGATTATCTCAGGCGGTTATTAAATTTATGCGATACCGTAAGTAACTGCATCTGCTCCGATTCCTACTTGTAAACCGCGTGTAAATCTTGCAACAAATCTAACATTTTTAGAACCGTCGATTGGCGCCATGTCAATAGTTTGAACAAGTGACTGGTCGTCTGCTAAACCAAAACCTACAAATAAGTTTGAGATTTGCGCTGCTACCATTGTGTTAGATGCCATTCCGTTACAAACAAATATTTTTACTCCGTCAAAAGTTAACTCGCCACCGTTGTACCATTGTGTGCCTAAACCTTGTGAACCATTGTTTGAAGTTGCAGCTACTGAAAATCCACCAAGTGCAGCGACATAAGACTTAACAACATTTTGAGATACAAAGATTCTTAAATCTTCTGTTCCGTAAAGTGCTGCAGGAATAGCATCGACAACTCTTCTCATTTCAGCGATAACATTAGCTGCTGTAATTGTCAAAGGTGTTCCGATAACTGTCGCGCCATCTGTTCTCAACAATTTACCTAAACCGTTAGTAGCGTTCCATAAAAAGTTTTCAGTATCCAAAGCCATATCTTTCAAAATTTTACCGATTAAGAAATCAGAAAATTGAGCTGGCATATTGTCAAAAGCACTGTAACCCATAGAAATTGCTTCCCAATCTTGTTGGAATGGTGTTCGGCATAAGCTAAGGTTAACTTGCTTTTCTGCAACGGTCAAAACTTTGTCTGACAAAGTAACAACTCCAGTATCAGTAAAGTCACAAGTTGCATCGGTAACAAGTCCAGAAACTACTGCTTTTTTGATTGTTGTTTTGAATTTTACGTTAGGAATTACGGTAACTCCATTGTTTGCGATTGTGTTCGCGCTTAAAACTGCTGCTGCAATATATTTATTTGCAAATTCTCCAGCGTAGTTTGTTGTAATAGTTGGTTGATTAGGCATTTCTTTTTATTTTTTTTTATTAATTAATTAGTTTGCTAACAAAGCCATTATTCTAGCTTCGGTGTTAGATAAATTTTCTTTTGTGTTGACTGCTGAAAAGTTTACTTTTTTCGGCTCGGTTGGTGCTACAACTGTTTTTGGTGCGCTTACTTTTGAAAGTGTGGCTTTTAATTCAGTGTTTACTTTTGAAAGATTTTCAATCTTTTCATTCATAGCATCAAATGTTGGTTTGAAAGATTCAGCGATTTTCATAATTAACGCTTCTTCTTTTTGGCTTTCCATTTCAGCTTTCATTTCTAAATCATCTTTTAATTCAGCCACTACAACTGCTCCGATAACTCCAACTTCCGTAACCTCTAAAGTAGTACCATCTTCTAAAATGTAACTTCCTACTTCTAAAGGTTTTTTGTTTTCGCCATCAATAGCGTAAACTTCTGCTCCATTTTCAAAACTTTCAGCTTCGATAACTGTACCATTGTCTAGCTTCATTTGTGCTAATTTTACTGGCGCACTTAACAAAGCATTGATTCTGTTTAAAATTGTTTGTTTGTTCATTTGTTTAAATTTTTATTAATATTTATAGTATAACGTAAACGTTAAATTATTTTGCATTTTCAATTAAAAAAAACTTTTGTTTCTTGATTGTAAAAATTTCCCGTTGCGATTGCATCAACTATAATTTCATTTTCTGTTAGTGATGTTTCTCCAAAAAAACAATATTTTACTTCTCCCGTTGTTTTATCAATTACTGTTTTCATATTAATTTGTTACTAAAAAATTTGATTGAAAAGCTGACTCTGTTCCTAAAGATAATTGTAAAGAAGTGAAAATATAATTATCAACTGCTGGGTTAAAAGACATTGTTGTAACTACCACAGAACTTGCACTTGCATCTGTTTGTCTTGATGAACCACCATTTAAAAATCTTAAAAGTCCACCTCTGACAGTAATTGATGAACGGACCATTATACAAAATACTTCTGTAACTCCAGTTGTGTACATACCTATTGAAGTGGCACTTCCAAAAGTTGCGGTTGTTCCTACTTTCACTCGCATTGTAACTGTTCCAGATGTTCCCGTTTTTTCAGCTAAAAAAGATGATATTCTCATTACATCATTTGCTCCAAAAGTATTCGCTGGAATTAAGTAGGTATTTAATAAAGTTTCAGCCGTTGTTCCCGTTACTGCCGTGCTAGCTGTTGCATCTTTAACAACTGTTTTTATAGTTGAATTTAAAGCCGTTTGTGTTGCGCTTGAAATTGGCTTGTTTACATCGCTTGTATTATCAACATTAGAAAGTCCTACAAAAGTTTTGTCTACTGTTTTATTCTTCCATAAATCAGTTGAGGATTCATAAATTAACGCTTGGTTGTTTGTTGGCGTAACTAATAATACATCGTGTATTTCTTCTAATTCATAACCATTTTGTATTGCTACTTCAATCTGTCCTAGTGTAGGGTGTGAACGTGTTACTTTTCCAACATACACTAAATGTATCGGTGCTACTGGTTTTATATTTGTAACTGCTCCAGCTGTAACTCCACTTAAATATAATTGGTCGCCATCTGTAAATGATGAAGTATTAAATCCAGTCAAGTCGCCAATAACAACGCAAAAACCTAAACCGTTATTTAAAATATCAGATTGTAAAAGTCCAAATGTTCTACTAGATAATAAGTCGGTTGTTGCGAGTGCTTTTGAAACTAAAGGTTTGTTTCCATTTGCACCACTAATATAAACCACCGTTCCTTTTGTAAGTGTTGCGCCAGTCATATTTTTAACCTCACGAACTAAAGTACCAGCTTGCCCGGCTGTTGGTATATCTAACGCTGTTATAAATGGATTTACTCCGTTTGCGCCATTGTTTGTTAATTGGCTTGTTTGCGTTGGTACGGTTACTTGCGCTTTTAATAACGCAACCGTAACCTTTTTAGTTTCGCCACCGTTAACTATTGGCAATACATCGGCATCGGTTAAGACTGTTGCTGAATTTAATGCTGAAATTTTACTATCCATTTTCTTGAATTATTTTATCGTTATTTTCTTGTAATAAATTAAAACCGTTTTCGAGTAATATAAAAAACGTTTCTGTTCGTCTTATTCCTGTAATGTTCCCGATTCCTTGCGCAGGTATAGATCCATCGCAACACTTTACATTGTACGTGTTATCTCGGCAAAGGCAACCACGTGAGCCACCTCTTGGACTTGTTAAGCTATTGTAATTATCATACATTGCGAATCTGTTTTAATTTTCTACTAGCCCACTCAACGCCAGCATCTCCGCCCCACGCAAGCCACATCAATCTACCACAACCATCTCCTAACTCTTTGTTGCTGTTTTGTCTTTGCCTTTCAAAACTTGCCATTCTTGCTATTGTGTCTTCGCTTATATTTTCGCCTTTCGCTAATTGGTTTGCTCTTGCTTTTCC